GTTCATCTCTTTCGTGGTGAACAAAGGAATTCAGTCGTGTCCATTCGTCATCACTGTAGGCAGCAAGAAGGCCGGCATCGTAAAATCCTGAATTAACATTTTTACGTATCAAATCAATAAGAGACCATGGTTGATAATCACCATATACTTGTTTACGTAGGTGATAGTTAATTAATCTACCAGCTACATATTGATAGTTAGGTGTTTCTTCGCTAATAAGATCAGCAGCACTTTTGATCAGCGTTTCTTGAATATCTGCTGTTTTAATTCCGTTGTAAAACTGTATGTGACTTTTAATTTCTACTTCGCTTGCACTAACTCCTGTAATTCCTTCAGTGGCCCAAAATACCACTCGATGTAATTTTTCTAAATCTAATTGTTCTTTTTGTCCATCTCTTTTAGTAACTTGAATTTGCATTGTTCACGCCTTTAGTATTGTTCTAATTTTAAATCTACCGCTGTATAGCGGTGTTTTAATTTTAATTGTTGATTAATGTGTTCTTTATTTACGACCTCACCTTCGATCAAATTAAGAACATATTTCCCGTGACACAAATAAGCTATATGATAATAGTGCTTGGTGTTTGGATCAAAATATGTTTGTAATTCAGGAAAAAGTTGATCTTTGTGGGTCGTTAGATGTAAAGTATATACGATTCCTAAAGTTTTTGCAAGATCGCAATAGTAATTTTCTGTTATTAATTGCCAAGGATCGGGCCATTGAGTGGGATCGTTTACATCTAAATGATAAGGACAAAACGGACAGTTCTTCCAAAATTCTTGCGTTTGAATCACTGCGTCAAGTAATGGTAACCCGCTTAGATATTGTCTAAATAATTTCCAGCGATTAAGACGCTCGCTGGTAGAAAGTTTGAACATTAGTTTAGATAAAGCGCTGGAAATTTAATTTGAGTTGTGCTGTTCCACTTGCTACTGAAACTAAAATACTGTCGCTATTTGCTGACAGATTGGCATTTACACTGGTTGCTGTTTCAACATAGTTGTCGTCGTATTGAATCACAGATCCGGTTCTTGTAAAAGAAAAGGTACCAAATCTTACATTTGATCCATTTTTTATTTCATAAATCAAGCTCGATGCTGCGTTGCCTAAGGTACCTAATACAGTCTGAGTCGAAGTGATTGTGTATTGCTGACTTGTTGAGATTTGTAGATTACCAAAGTATACTCCAGAATCTGATGTATTGTTGTTTTTTACAAAGTCGCCTGCTGCAAAATTTTGATTATTACCATTTGAAACTATATAATCGCTTGTAGATTCTATATGATTTCCTATACTACTAAAACCAACACTATCTCCCAAGTGCATTGCAACATTAGATAAATCACTAAACCCAGTTTGAATTACACGAACAGATTCAATAGCTGTTCCAGTCAAACATATTCCATTACCACCATTGGAAATCTGACAACTATCTAGCGTGATTTTTTTTGTTAAACTTGTGGAAGTTAAAATACTTACTAAGTTTGGATAAAAACCAACACCTCTATTGGTAGTAAATTTACTGCTGTAAATTCTCACGTTACTGGCACTGTCAATGACACAAACTGGTGTTGTTACATTGGTATTGGAATTAAAAAAATTCAAACCGCTTATTTCAATGTCTTGCGGAAAAACTGCACCTGATCCTATATTAAGACCAATTTGAAACGAGCTGTCACAAAGATTAATTACAGTAGAATTTCCTTGATTTTGCTTTATGATACTACTACCTATACCGTCACCTACTAAACGGGCGTAAGGAGGTACCAATATTGACGAGGATACTAGATAAGTTCCTCCAGGAAAATATATTGTGCGCCTAGCTCTTGGTTCAGTAGGACTTACAGTTGATCTATAGATTTGTTGTATTGCTCGGTTAATAGCAGCAGTGTCATCGGTTGTACCATCACCTGTCGCGCCAAAATCTTTCACATTCACAAAATCATCAAGTTTTTGTTGATAAGTTCTGATAGTAGGAGAAAGTATGCTGGCTCCTGTTTGAGCAGCATATCCTGCTGCATTACCTACAAAAGTATAGTCTGTAAATTCAATATTTTCTGTAATAGTAGCAATGTCATATTCTGTAAGAATTCTGGTTATGCCTACTGTAGGAGCACCTTCGTCTAATGTTCCGTTACCAATATAAAGTTTTCTAGTATCAATACTCCACCCCAGTTCGGCACTACTTAACTGCGGTAAGTCTTGCTCCAATCCTCTGCGATGTTGAATTCTGCTTATCTGCGTAACGGCCATGCTAAATCCTCAATTATTGTGTATTTAGCTTGTTAGGTAGTACAGCTCAACTCTACGCATCCATTGATCACTCCAGTACTGAAAATCTTGGGGTTCTAGCACAAATTCTTGATATTGAGGTGTTGCGTGTTCATCAGTAGGTCGAGCACACATGAGAATAACACCCGTGTTAATGTCGGTTCCATGTGTGTCGTTGTGAGCTGCCGCATATGCTGCGAGCTGTAGAAAATAATCGTCGATCCATTCGCGTTTTTTAGGTTTATTCGTTTGCTTAAAATCCATAATTGCAGGCTGTCCCTTCCACAGCCCGATACAGTCAGTAGTACCAGCATAAAGCCCAGAATAGTATACAGGCACCTCGCAACCCCAATATTCGCCAACATTACAAAGTCCTTTTAAAATAACTTCAGCAGCCATAAACCACGAGGGTTGTGCAAAAGGATTCGAGGGGAAATTCCCGATATCGTCCTGCTTAACATACCGTTCAAGATACGTATGCATACGTGTGCCGCGGTTAGCAGCTTCTGTGGTAATTTGCTGTGCTCGTTCATGTCCTACACGATTTTTCCACTCTTGAAGTTTCTGTCGGGCCTCTGCAGGTTTTGTACGATCTAGTATTGTTGTAACACTAGGAACTCTGCTACCATCTGGTAATGCATAATGGCGCTTGCCCTCTACGCTTTCTCTTGCAAGAGGGGAATAATCAAATTTTTGTGTGATCATTTAGACTCGAAAACTTTCGCCGCAACCGCAACGGTCACGTTCATTTGGGTTGACGAACTCAAAACCTTCATTGAGTCCTTGACGTTTGTAATCCATTATTAAACCATTTATGTAAGGATGATCTTTACCATTGATCCATACTGTTACATTATGACTTTCGTATTTGAACCAATCTCTTGTTACTGGCGGAACATCTACATATTCTAATTTATAGGCTAGACCCGAACATCCAGTGGTACGGACACCAATCATTATACCCTGGCCGCACCCACGTTTATCTAGCTGCTGTTTTACTTTTTTAGCTGCTAGTTCAGTTAATTGTATCATGTTTTGATTTATAATCTGCTAGAGCTGCTTTAATTGCGTCTTCTGCTAATATTGAACAGTGAATTTTTACAGGTGGTAGTGCAAGTTCTTCGGCGATTTGTGTATTTTTAATTTGGCTTGCCTGTTCTAAAGTTTTACCTTTGACCCATTCTGATACCAGAGACGAACTTGCAATTGCTGAACCACACCCGTATGTTTTAAATTTGGCGTCGGTGATGACATTATCTTCGACTTTGATTTGCAGTTGCAGAACATCTCCGCAGGCGGGTGCTCCTACTAACCCTGTACCCACGCCGGGATCATTTTTGTCCAGTTTACCTACGTTTCTTGGATTTTCGTAATGATCCAAGACTTGACCTGAATAAGCCATTGCATTCTCCTTGGATTGATTATAAACTCGTTAACTACGTTTAGCAAGAGCTGACTTTGCCATAGAATCTATTGTACGCTCAGGCGCAGTCTTTGGTGAAAAATTATTGTTCAAATCGTCTGTTTTTTCATCATCAGCAAAAGGTACTAGATAAACATATTTGACACCCGACGGATCGTCTTTTATATCTTTGATTAAATTTTTTACGTCAGGATTATTTTTGTAAGCTGCTAATAAATTTTCCAAATTAAACTGTTGTTCGCCGGTACCTTGTACCAAATTAATCAAACTGTCAACTCTGATTCTTGGTTGAATATGTGTGTCGTGTGCTCGATTACGTAAAAATTCAAGTGTGGTGAGCAAATTTGCATCACCACGACCGTCTGCTTCGTCCTCAAGAACTTCATCCAAATATCGGTCTAAGTTCTCTACAATAACTTCACGGATACGCATTAACGTTTTTCTCTACCAACAACGTTAGGACCAGCTGCTGCATCTGTTGCAGAAAAATTATCTGCGTCTAAATCACTGGTCATATTGGCATCAGGCATAGGGCCGCTAGGCATAGGGCCACCAGGTGCTGCGCCCATTCCCATTGGTTGAGCTACTTGTTCGCCAGCTAATGCACGAGCTGCATCGTCGGCTGTGCTGCGGGAAGAACTCAACTGTTGTACCATATTAGCCAACAGAGGTTCAACTGCTGCCTTAAATGCATCAGCCTGCTCCATACCAATTTGGTCACGGATGGTATCTAGTAGTGCTGGCATTTGCTCATTTTGCATTTTGCTTACTTCTTCAAGCATGTCCTGGATACTGTCAACCATATCCTTGGCAGCAAGGATAGCTTGGCTCTTGCCCATTTCGCTTTCCATAATAAGCTGTTGCTTGTTCTCTACCATCCAACGATGTAAGCCTTCACGTACCATTAGCAATTCCATGTATTTTGAATTCTTTTCGGCTACGTGTACGCCGTGGCTGTGTCTGATCTTGTCAAGATTTTCTGTTAAACCTTGTGCCAGTACAAAAGCTTTTGGAAAGTTCAAATTATCGTAATCAATCTTGACGCCAAAACGGCTTTCCATTACTTTGTTAATTTTTTTAGCGGAAGGCTTAACGCCCATTTCAGTTAATCTCATAGTGGTGTGTTCCCAAATTTTAAGTATTTAGCCGAATTTAAAGTTTTTTTCAAAATGTTGTAAACAGATCGGCGTTGCATTTTAGCATCACTATATCTATTTAACGCTATTTCAACTTTAAACTCGTTTTTAGTATTTTTTATTGTGTATTTGTAAAATTCAATGTCTTTATCCAACTTGCCCAGCTGCCTGTCTAACTCTAGTAATTC